CGAATTGCATCTGGGTACAGTTCATGCAACTGATTACCCAGTTTGGCTTGGTTTGAATTTGTGCTGTATCTAAGTGCATCAATGTCAACATTTTCAAGTTGTGAAAACACCCAGTCCGAATGAGTCTTGTTTAAAAAATTTTGATCTAGATAATTTTCTAGGTCAGTGTGTTGATCAAACGATCGACCAATCAAATCGTACAAAACTTCATTGGTCTTTGATATTGCCCAATGTAGATGTGTGATTTTTTTATCAAGTTCGCCAAACACTGTTTGATTGTTTGAAAAACTGTTTTGCTGTTTTTGGTTTGCTTGATCTACAAAAAATTCAAAAAGCTCATGATTAGATACAACCTCAAATGGTAAACAATCGCCTGAGTTATCAAATACTAGAGAAAATTTCATTGGTGTTGATTGAAATGGATCTGAGTCTCCCCAGATCCATGTACTATCACTTGTTTTGACGGCTACGGATCATGGCCAGGATATCCTGGGCATTTTGACCTGAGGCTGCGGGCTTGACCACTGGCGCCACTGCTACAGGCGTGTCGTCTTCGTCAAAGTCACTTGCTGGCGCAGGTGCTGCCACTTTGAGTGCTGGTTTAGCTGCTGGTACTTCGTGTGCGTCTCCATGACCGTCTACAGCATGTGTGCTGCCGCCTGGTGCTTGCACACCTGCAGGACGGAAGTACTGACCCCAACGTTCTGTGTCGTAAGGTTGTCCATCCACACTAGCCTCAAACATCTCTTTGATGACTCGTAGTTCAACATCGCCTGGACGCTTGGGCAGGAATGTGCTCAAGTCAAACAAGCCATGTGTGGCAATTGCCGCTTGTTCAGCTTCGGTCAATGCTGATTCCTTACGTGCCCATTTGCTTGTGCTGTAGTCAGCATAGCCACCTTTTGCTGTCTTTGACACACGGAAGTCCAGGCCACGCAGGGTGTCTGTGGGCATTTCTTCCAGTTCAGGATCCATCAATGCGCCCTTGATGGTGGCAAAGATTTGTGGTCCAATGATGAAACGTCGGATTGGATTCTCCGGAGTCTTGTCTTCGCTTAAGGGATTCTCACGCACAAAGCCTTGAAAGATGTATGAACGTTTCTTCCAGTATTTGCGACCCATTTCTTCAAGGCTCTTGTCCTTGAACCAGGTGCGTACTTCTGCCAAGATAGGACATGCTTCGCCCCACATTTCCACACAAGGTACTTGCACGTACACTTGTTTAGAATCCCCTTCGCCTTTGATGCCAGCGAAAGGCAAACGAATCATTGCTCGTTCTTGCCAGAAAAATGTGTTTTTTGTATTTGCATCGGGAAGGAATCGCAGTGTTGCACTTTGCCCTTCTTCCATGTTCCAGTGAGCGTAAATGGAGTTGTCTCCACCTGTTTGTCCGCCACCTTTGTTGCCCTCTGCTGCCTGTAGTCTTGCTCTGATTTCTGCTAATGATGCCATAGTTTTTCTCCTTAGTAAGTTGCCTATGTTATGTTGCCTATCTAAATGTTTAGATCTTAGTTGCCTGTGACACAAACAAAAAAGCGCAAACACTGTAGTAGTATATGCGCTTTTTGTCTACGTGTCAATGTTATTTATGATCAAGTTGTTCTAAATTAATAATATCGTAGGGTCGTTGTTGTAACTGTTGTTGATTGTGTTCAAACACATCAATGTTGGCCATAAACAGATCATGCAAGGTATCTATATTGGATGTTAGTTTGGTCAAGCATTCAATGTACCTGGAAAATCTTGGCTCATTTTGCAACTCATCATTGTCTTTGTTTTGATCTTCGATATTGTCCCAACTAAAGTCAATTCCTACTGGCAGACGCCAACCATTTTCGACCAAAGTACGATAATACTGCCTAGGACCAAAATTCAACACAAATCTACCTTGTATCAAATGGTCATAAGTTTTTTCACAAAATATCACATTATTGCCTTTTATCATTGATTCTATCTGCGCTGATACATAGGTATCATCAAAAAATCTTCTTGCCGGCGGTGTGGCTGCTACACTTCGAATATGTGTTTCGCCAGTTTCACACGGCAACACTGTTTCATCAGAAAATCCACCGTGATGTCCTGGAATGTGATGTATTGAGTTGTATAGGTGTTGTTTAATGTGTTTATTATTTCTGCCATACAAAGAAAGCACTGCCAACGGTCGTCGATCTAGTAGCACGGGCCATTGATTGAAATTTTGTTGGCCAAGTTGCTTCCATCCTGGCTTTTTGTCGTGATAGGCTTGTTTGCATCGATTCCAATAAAAATCAAAATGTACAACATGGTCAAGATCAGGTACAGATTTCTTGCGAAAGGTTAACAAACTAGTTGGTAATATCTTTTGAAAATATTTTATCATTTCGATACGTTGAGTTTCAAATATCGATTCATAATGAAATATATCATAAAAAACCAATTTTTGAATTGCGTGAGTTTTTATGTATTCTTCGAGTTTGCTTTTTGTGTACAAAGGCAGGCGAGTATCTGTCTTGACTTCATACATCCAAAAGTCCGCCCATAATTCACCGGATGATTGATCGTGCTCTATCGGTAACCATTGTGGAAAGGTAAAAATAGAAGCATCGCTGCCCGGCATCAAGGCTACCTTGCGCATGATTAGATGTTATCTGAGCAAAGCCAATGATTTTATTCTTGCCAGAAGTGCATCGCCTTCTTGGACGTCAGTTTCTTTACCTTCATAGTAGCTGCCGGTCATAGCACTGTTGCTGTTGATTGGGTCTTGGGGTGCTTGTGCTTCTCCCATGCTGTAGGGCATGCCCACTGCACCACCATCTTCTTCCATGCTGCCACATTCCATCAGCCCGTGTTCTGGGCAGTATTCACCTTCGGCTGTCATGTTGCATGAGCCTTCGATTATACTGGATCCGCCCTTGGTCAGTTCTTGACCGCCAGTTGCACCCACAGAAGCACCTATTGGTCCGCCCAGCATGCTGCCCAAAGCAGCGCCGCCAATGGTGCCAAGCACTCCTTCATCAATGCCAATGTCTTGAGCAAATCGGTCACTGACCCACTCGTGAGGATCACCTGTGCGAGCTTTCTTTGTACCATAAGGCATGTCATCAAAATAATAGTCATACAGCGCATCATACAAATCGTCACTCATGTCTCCAGTTTCGGTAAAATCTTTGATGTCTCGACGGAAACGATCTTGTATGTGACTCAAGGTGCTGCCTGTTGAATCATTTAGTACACCTTCTTTGATGGGCACGCCAGCATATTTCAGCATTTCGGCCAATTCACGATCTTCCACGAATGTAGACTGGTTGTCGCCTTCTGCCATGTCTTGTTCTTTCACCGCTGGTGCCTCATCTTGTGGCACATCAGCAGGTTCTGCTTGGGTGCTTTGAGGAGTTTGAACACCCAGTTCAGCCAGTCTGCGTTGTACATCTGAGTCATCCCAAATGTTGGCGCGGCCTTCTGATCGGTCAGCCAAGTCATTTAGGATGTCAAACAGCTCATCATCGCCCACAACGTCATACAACAACTCTGTAGCGTTGGTGGCATCAGGCCCAACAATGAGTTCTGCACTCATCAGCTGGTTGAGTTTTTCCATTTGTTCTGGAGTTTCTGGCAATGCCCAGGTTCCTTCGCTCAACTGGTTGATCCAGCTTTCAAATATTTGCGCTTCTTTCATGTTCATTCCTTGTTGTTGTATCTTGGCCAGTGTGGGCAAGGCAGCTTCAATTCTAGCATCCAATGTTTGTTCCACAAACATGTTGCGTAGATTTTCTACTAGACTCTCTGCTTCGCCAACTTGGTCAGGAGCCCAGCTTTCAAAGTATGCTTGATAGCCGCGTGGGCTGCCAAGATGCTTGATTGTTTCTTGTAAGTTTTGATAGTATTGTCGTGCGCTTTCCACAAGCTCTTGTGTGACGCCTTCAAACACACGACGGTGTTGAGCGCGATTAAAACGGCTCAACACAGCCATCTCGCTCACAACTTCAGTGATATGATTGCCACGCACATCATATGGACGTCCGCCCAAACGCACATGTTCCAACATGGCTCGGCCGCCTGCTAAACTTTTGAATGGCAGTCGGAATCGTTCTTGATCAGCGGTTTCAATAAACAAACTTTCCACATAACGATAACGCTTGTCATCTTCGCCCAATGTGCGGTTGTGTTTGATTACCAGTCGAGCTTGAGTTTGCTCGCCCATGTAGCTGACTTTCCGGTTGCCATAATAGCCTTCAAACAGGCCTTCTTTGATGGCAGCAATGCCCGCAAGTGTGTGTTTGAGCTGGTTGATGTCTCGAGGACTCCATGTTGCTGAATGACTGGCAGCTTTGTTGCTGAGTTGTTCCAGAAAGCTGAACCATTCGTCTTTGTCTTCAGGATCCATGCCTCTGCCCAGGTTGTCGCCATAAAACAAATTGAGTTCGTCATCCGCAACAACAATCACAGCAGTACCGTAGTTTTTGCCTGTGCCGGCGACATAGTCAAATTTCATAGTTTTGGCATCACCTGCTTCGGTAGGCTGGCCTTGAGCGTCAAAATATTCTGGGTCAAAGTTCTTTGTAACCAGAAAGTCTGCTAGATCTTGAGGTAATGCTTCCATTGTCATAGTTGTGTATTTAGCGCAGCATTGATATGAACGGCATGGGCTCAATGACGTTATCGCCGTGATCTTTCATTTGTGTGTCTAATTCTGCGTGATAAGTCTGCAACATCATCAACATGCGCACTATCAACAGAGAGCTCATTACCAAATCGTCGGTTTCTCCAGGTTTGGCAGCATAACTTCCGCCATTGGCCACAAAAGTTTTGAGTTCCGAAATCAAGGGTCTGCTGTACAATCTCATGCGTCCAGATTCCACAAGAATTTTGAACTTGTTGCAAGCAGTGAGTTTGGCTTTGTTTGTGGTGTTGAATCCTTTGCGGAATCTACGCCCTGTGGTGCCTGTTACACTGTTGTCGCTGAGGAAATAGCCTTTAATGTTCTCTTCCCCGTATTCGTTTATTGAGATCAAGGCAGCTTCACCAATGGTGTTGTTTTCTACTGAATAGTAGATCTTTTTGTCATCTTTGGTGACGTCGTACAGTTCATTCACAATATCAGCCAACAGTTTGACCTGGGTAGGGATGTCTGTTTTGTTGTGGCGCCATTCTGCTACTTGCTCTGTGGTTTCTGCTTCAAACACCTGTATAGCAGCAGGATCTCCACCTGTACCCAGGCTGGGATCTAGTGCCACAATGTAGATTTTGTCTTTGACAGGTGTTTTATACCAACGCACCTGTCCTGTACGACGATTGGGTTCTACTCCTTCTAGGTCTAGCAGTCTAGTAGGAGCAATCAAGGTTTCATCATTGATAACGAATTCACATTCCATTTCTCGTCGGAATCGATCTTCGCCCAATTGTGCCAGTTGTTCTAGTCCCCACTTGGCATCTCTGTCAGGATGTTCACGCCAGTTGCTTCTAAATGCACGAAAGCCGTTGATACCTAGTTCTGTGGTGTTACCATGCTCGTCCATGGTCTTGTTAGCACCTTTCCACAGATAAGCAAACTGATCTTCGTCTGAGTTGGGTGTTGATGTGATAATGGCCTTACCACCTGTGGCCAACGTAGGGCTAATAGAAGTCCAAAACTCTCGAGCAATAGTGGGTCGCACAAATGCAAATTCGTCAGCGTACAGGAGTGAGATACTCATACCCCGTCCGGTTGTTTCTGTAGTGGTCTGGGCTACAATACGACTGCCGTTTTCAAATTCCAAGCTGTTTTTGTTGTAGCTGGTGGCACCTGCCCTAATATGGTTAGGGCACAATTCGTATGCGTACCTAATACGTTGCATGATCTCTTGTGCGCCGGTGTATTTGTGTGCTGCCACAAGTATGGTCGAATCTGGCACAAACATAGCGTACCACAACAGATACCCAGCAGCCGAAGTTGATTTACCTGTTTGTCGAGGCATCAGACTGATACTGTATCTGTAGTTGTGATAGGTTTCAATCAGTCTGGTTT